TTGTGTTCACTGGCGGCGAGCCTGGCCTTCAGCTCGACAAGGAGCTGCTCGACTCGCTGAGCGCCGCCTACCCACAGAGGAAGTACGCCATCGAAACGAACGGCTCGGTCGACGTGAGCGACCTCGACCTCAACTGGATCTCGGTCAGTCCGAAGGTCGCCGAGCACGCCGTCAGGCAGATTGAAGCTGACGAGGTGAAGTACGTTCGTGGCTATGGGCAAGGCATCCCGAAGCCTCGCTGCAAGGCAAGGCATCAACTCATCTCTCCTGCGACCCGCGGGCAGAGCATCGACAGGAGGGCGCTCGAATGGTGCATCGAACTCGTGAAGACAAACCCAAGCTGGAGGCTCTCAGTCCAGCAGCACAAGCTCTGGGGCGTCCGGTGACCGAGTCGCAGATGGATATGGGTCGCGCCGCGGTGTCAGCTCTGCTGGAGGTGATAGGCGAGAACCGTCTGCGGGATGGGCTGAAGGACACTCCCGAGCGCGTTGCCCGGTCCCTGCTCGAAATGACGGCGGGCTACCACGAGGACCCGAAGGCAATCCTCTCGACAACCTTCGACGTGAGGTACGACCAAATCGTGGTGCTCAAAGACATCCAGTTCGTGAGCCTGTGCGAGCACCACATGCTCCCCTTCCACGGCATCGCGCACGTCGGCTACGTCCCCGGTGACCGCGTGGTCGGTCTGTCGAAGATGGCCCGCCTGGTCAACTGCTTCGCGCGGCGCCTTCAGGTTCAGGAGCGACTGACCAACGAGATAGCGGAGGCCATGGACAAGCACCTCGTGCCCGAGGGTGTGGGCGTCATCGTCAATGCTCACCATTCGTGTATGAGCTGCCGAGGTGTGCGACAACCGGCGTCAAACATGGTCACTTCTGCTATGCTGGGGAGTATGCGCGAGGCGCGGTGCCGAGCGGAGTTCCTTGAGCTGATTGGACAGTAACCATGGGCGGAGAGAATAGCGGTCGACGAAAGGCCGACGACACATGGGCGCCAGCGCCAGGAACCGAGCCCTGGGAGCGCCAACCCTGCGACACTGACAGGTCATGGGAGGCCTTCGTCGTCTACCGAGACATGGCGGGCAGGTCGATGCCGAAGGTGTCCGGGGTGATGGGTAAATCGGACACATACCACAAGCAACTTGCTCAATGGTCGACGGACCATGGGTGGCGTCGTCGCGTCGAGGCGTGGGACGCGCACAAGGACGCCATCAACGTCGAGGCTCAGCTCGAAGCTCGACGCGCCGCGTCACGAGACATGGTGGAGCGGCACCTTCAGATATCGACTCACCTGCAACGGCTCGCCTCGCTTGAGCTGATGCGCTGGATTCACAAGGTCGGCGGCGACACCTCCAACCCCGACATGCAGGCCGAGCCCGTGCTGATTCCGCAGCACATTCAGAGCCTTCTCGACTACGCCATCAAGCTCGAACGCTTGAATCGCAACGAGCCTGAGTCCATAACGGAGACCAGGGAGAAGACGATGTCCAAGGACGAGCTTGAGACTCGCATCAAGCACCTCCTCAAGACGAGATGCGATGAGTAGTTTGGCCACGCACAGCGACATGGAGCTCTACACGCTCCTAGACCGACAGGTGAGGGAGCGGTCGCAGGCGAGCCTTCTGGACTTCGCGGTCTACACGAGATCGCACTACGAGCCGAACTGGCATCATCGCGAGCTGTGTCGGCTGCTCGACGAGTTCGCGGCTCGGCGCATCAAGCGGCTGATGGTCTTCATGCCGCCTCGGCACGGCAAGAGCGAGCTGGTGTCGCGGTGCCTCCCCGCCTACCTCCTGGGCAGGGACCCTAACGCGAGCATCATCGCCACGTCCTACTCGGCGGGCTTGGCCTCCCGCATGAACCGCGACGTGCAACGCATCATCGACTCCGACACCTACCGCGCCGTCTTTCCCGACACCGAGCTGAACAGCAAGAACGTGGTCACGGTCGCTCAAGGGACGTGGCTTCGCAACGCCTCGACCTTCGAGGTCGTGGGCAAGAGGGGCTCGTACCGAAGCGCGGGCGTCGGAGGCGGCATCACAGGCATGGGCGCCGACTTCGGCATCATCGACGACCCCATCAAGAATCAGGAGGATGCCTACTCAGCCGTTCACCGGGACAAGGTCTGGGACTGGTACATCTCGACGCTCTACACTCGCTTGGAAGGCGAGGACGCCTGCATTCTGTTGACGCTGACTCGGTGGCACGCGGACGACTTGGCCGGTCGCTTGATGAAGCAGATGGCCGAGGACCCGACAGCCGACCAATGGCATATCCTCTCGCTCCCCGCGGTGTGCGAGCCGAACCCGAACCCGTGCGACCCGCGCCAGGTCGGTGAGGCCCTCTGGCCGAGCAAGTTCCCTCTGCCGATTCTTGAGAAAAACAAAGCGAACGGCTCGTACTTCTGGAACGCCCTCTTCCAGCAGCGACCGGCGCCGCCCGAGGGAAGCATCGTTCAGCGCGACTGGCTCAAGCGCTATCGGCACCTCCCTGAAAACTGCACCGAGTGGCTGGCCTCGTGGGACATGACCTTCAAGGAGACCCGCAAGGGAAGCTTCGTCTGCGGTCAGATCTGGTGTCGCAAGGGAGCCAACTTCTACCTCGTCGACCAGCATCGCGAGCGCATGGACTTCCCCAAGACGTTGGTGACGGTCAAGAAGATGGTCGATAAGTATCCGCAGGCAAAGCCCATCCTCATCGAGGACAAGGCCAACGGGCCAGCCGTCATCTCGTCGCTGAAGGCTGAGATATCGGGCCTTGTCGCCGTGGACGTGAAGGGCTCGAAGGAGGCGCGCCTGCATTCGGTGTCGCCGCTCATCGAGGCTGGCAACGTCTACCTGCCTGACGAGCGATGGGCTGACGACCTCGTGGAAGAGCTACTGGCCTTCCCCAACTCGGCGTTTAACGACCAGGTGGACACCTTGTCGCAGGCCCTCAGCCGATATAAGCGGAAGCCAAGCTACGCCAAGATGACCCTCAACTTGGACATTGGCGCTCAGTCCAATCCATGGAGCATGTGACATGGCCCATCCAAACAACTCTACGCCTTTCGATGCTCCTGACGCGCAGCCGGAGCCGCTTGCCGTTCTCGGCACAACCGGCCTGAAGCAGTTCGGCGGGTACATCAACGAAGAGTTCCTAGCCCGTCTGCGTGGGATGCAAGGCATCCGCTACTACCGGGAGATGATTGACAACTCGCCCATCATCGCCGCGGCTCTCAACGTCATCGAGATGCTGATACGTCAGGTAGAATGGCGGGTTGAGCCGGCAGACGAAAGCGACGCCGCGAAGGCCGAGGCCGAGGAAACCGAGGGAGCGCTTGAGGACATGAGCCATACCTTCGAGGACTTCATCTCGGAGGTGCTGTCAATGGTCTGGGCCGGATGGGCGGGCTTCGAGATTGTCTACAAGCTTCGCAAGGGCGCGACCGACGACCCCACGACGCGCAGTCAGTACAACGACGGCAAGTTCGGCTGGCGCAAGTTTGAGATCAGAGGGCAGGAGACCTTGCAGCGCTGGGAGTACGACGACGAGGGAGGACTGCTCGGCTGGACCCAGAACGACCCGTCGGCGTTCAACCGAGGCACCGTCTTCATCCCGATGGAGAAGGCGCTGCTCTTTCGGACCAAGGTCTTCAAAGGCAACCCCGAGGGCAAGAGCCTCATCCGCCCCGCCGTGATCCCATACCACTACCTCAAGCGCATCCAGCAGTTCGAGGCGACCGGCATCGAGCGTGACCTGACCGGTATGCCCATCATGGAGGTCCCGTCTGAGATCCTACTGACCGACGCTCGCTCCGAAGATGTCGCAGTGCGTCAATATCTCGAGCGCTTCGTCACGCAGGTCAAGCTAGACGAGCGTTGGGGCGGCTTGGTGCCGTCTGAGGTGACGGCTGAAGGCAAGCCTTCGCAGTTCAAGTTCAAGCTCATGACGACCGGCGGGAAGCGCATGATCGACACGAACAGCATCGTCAAGCGCTACGAGACGCGCATGTTGATGCTGTTCCTCGCGCAGTTCCTGGTCATGGGAATGGACAAGGTTGGCTCGATGGCGCTGTCGTCGAACATGACAGACCTGTTCGGCACGTCGCTCGGCACCATCATGGACATCATTGCTTCGGTGTTCAATCGCTTCGCTATTCGACGCCGTCAGCAACTGAACGGCAAGTCGATTGAGCTGGACCCTTACATCGTCCACGGCGACATCGAAGGGCCTGACCTCGACATGCTGGCGAAGTACGTCCAAGCCCTCGCGGCGAGCGGCAACCTGTCACCTAGCAAGCCGCTTGAGCGCAAGCTCCTGGAGATGGCGAGCTTGCCTCAACCACCGGAGGACGAGGATGCGATTCCCTACCCCGCGGGCGATCCCGCTGCGACACCTGGTGGTGGACCTGCTCCGCTACCAGACGCTGGGCATGTTCTTGGAGGCGACCAAGTCAATACGGTCCTCGCCATCGTGGGCGCTCTCAAGAGTGGACAACTGGATAGACCGGCTGCCAATGAGCTGGTCGCTGCGGCGCTGGGTCTTGCGGCGGCTGATGCTGAGCGCTTCCTTCCGGAGGACGCGCCTGAAGAACCGAAACCTCCAGCGACGCCTCCGCCGCCTCCACCTGGACCGGCGCCCGAGCCAGGAGACGCCCCTAGCGGAGACGGTGACGCTGGGGACGGTGATACCGATGACGACGACGGAGACGAGACGTAATGGGTCTGGTCCGAGTACAGAAGGCCGCCCGACGCATTCCTTCCTGGCAGAAGGGAAGTAAGGCAGACACGCCCGAGGGGCGGGCGGCCCTCGCCATCATTGCGCGCAACGAGCAGCGCTTCTCGCGAGCCTTTCGCAAGGCCATGCGGGCGCTGTTCGCTAGCTCAGAGATGAAGGCCCTCAAGGACGCCATTCGGTCGGGCACGCAGAGCATCGAGGCCATCCTCGACGTGATGCCGTGGTATAACGAGGCCGACCCCAACTCGGTGGCCTTCTGGACACGCATGGTGAGCAGCGTGACCGCGGCCTATGGGAGCACCATCGAGGACTCGGGTCAGTACACGACCCGTCGCTACAAGTTCCCG